TCACTTCATAATATTTTTCCTTTCCACCTGTCCATCTACAACCGGAACTACCGCGATCTTTCTGTCATACCGGGCAGTTTGCTCAACGTTCTTGTGCCCTGATATTGCCTGTTTCTCGTACAGATTGCCCTTGAGATCAGATATCCCTTTTGCTTTTAAATCGTGGAACGTGAAGTCAAAAGAAAGGTGAGGGTACAGCTCCTGCGCCTCAATTTTTGCCTTTCTCCAGCGACTGTTAAAGCCGTCCCGTGTGTATTTTCCACCTGCTGGTTGATGGATGACATACAGACTGCTCATGCCAGAGTTAAGAGGCAATTTTTTTGCCAACTCAAGTGCAGCGTTCAAGCGAGGGCTCCATGCTTTTATCTGAGCAACAGACGTTTTACTTTGCTTTATCAGGATACCTTCTTCCATAAATTGGCTTTTTTTCATCTCCAGTACATCGTTCTGTCTGGCACAGCAGAGGTAAGCGAGTTCCATGGCGATTTTCACAATGTCTGGAGCTACAGAGTACAGCGCTTGGTATTCCTCATTTGTAATATAGCGATCTCGGCTAACCTCTTTATATTGGCGAACACCCTTTGTTGGGTTCCCTTTAACGAATCCGCGTTCATAAGCCCAGCGATACACGCGTGACATAAAAGCTTTTTCTCTATTAGCTTGTGTCCTGCTTTTTATTCCCCGCTTGTCCATATAACGCCGAATATGTTCAGGTTTGATAGCGTCCGGCGGCATTTTCCCAAATACATCAATAATTTTTTTTGAATACTTTCTATAGTCTTTCTGGGTTTCCAGAGCCAGTTCGAAAAATTCACCAGATTTAAAGAAGCGTTCAATAAGCCCTTCCAGCATGGAGTAGTCCGGGCGATCGTTCATTAGCGCTTCCCATGCACTCCATACCTGAGCCTTTGTACTGGTTTTGTCACAGAGGCGGATATTGCCGCCTCCTTTGGGATGATATTCATATGCTGACCTCCCGAGGTAAACCCTCGGTGGCATCCAAGCATCGTCTTTATTTTTTCTCGGACGTGGCATTAATCAAGCGCTCCAAAATTGGGCTGCAGCAAATTATCGACGTTATTCTGTCGTAATCTCTGAGCTAAAGGATTATTGAAATGCGCCCAGGTTGTGCGTGGTCTTCCGTCTCGTCCTTCAACAAAAAAAATCCCGGCATCACGTAAACACTGTGATTGCTTTGAGGGGATCTTGTATCCAGTAATTCGTTCGAGGTCTGCGTTTGAAATGATCTCGTTATCAAGATTCATAGTGTATCTCCACAAGTCCGGCTGCAACCGGCTTAACTTCTACAATTCTTTTCTCCGGGCAAGTCGTCACTCGATAGGCTTGATGGTGTCGAGCAGCAGCCGGCGGCGCGTATTTTCTGCAAAATGACGGCATCCGGTCGCTTTGTGGTAAAACTCGTTTTTGCCAACGACCCACATCCGCTCTGTCTGATGCAGTTTTTTAACCTTCGGACCGTCTTTGGTGATCACGGTACCGGTATGGGTTTTTATGATTGTCATACGGACTCCCCAAGCACCCAACGGAGTGCGCTTGCATACTCACCCTCGGCAGATTCCAGGGCTTTAGTAATTTCTTTGCGGGTTTTCAGACGCGGCTTTTCCTCACCGAGAATCTTACGCTGACGCCGGGCTTTTTCATGGCCGGTTGTGCCAGCTGTCGCCAGCTCGATTGCTGACACTTTTGCACGCTGCTCTTCAGGTGGGAGCGCACCAAGCTGACGCGCCTGGGTAACGGTGACAGTTCCAGACTCCACTGCATCGCGAACAGCCTGGGTGGCATCCAGCAGCGACAGCGTTGCACGTACTGTCTGAACACTCACGCCAAACATCAGCGATAAATCGTCCTCGTCGTGCCCGCGGTCTAGCGCATCAGCCATTTTCTTTGCTCGGCCCAGCGGCGTATCAGCCTGGCGGATTTCGTTAGCACTTACCATCGCCTGCGCCATGCGAACGGCAGAGCCACGTTTAGCGACTGCCGGAACCAGTAACGGTTCTTTGCCCTCTTTCGACAGACGCTTGTTGGCTTCCAGTGTATGGCGCACACGCTGGCGACCATCAACTACACAAGACAGACCTGTCTCCGGGTCTTTCCAGACGATAATCGGCTCAAGAACGCCCTGGTCCATGATGTTCAGCACCATTGCCTCGCTGATAGGCAGGTGGATACGCTCATCGTAAAGCGGGTGCGTTTTGTCGGTAACCAGGTGCAGGTTTTCAGGTTCGAACGTCAAAACGTTCGTTTTGCCACTGGCGCCGTATACAAGCTTTGAGTCTTTAGCCATCAGAGTGCCTCCACGTTACGAAAGCTGGTGGGGCAAATTGCTTTCAAATCGCGCATTGCTTCGAGGACATGCAGATTTGTGCGCTTCTTGGTGTGTCGCTCAGTAATACGATCACACTCCTTCGCCCATGATTTGACTTCGATGAGAAGAGTGTCTCGTTCGATACGAACCTGGCGAAGAGCTACGTTCGAAACATCGAGGATAGCCGCCAGTTCTTTGACAATTGTTCCCTGAGCTGGTGGCATATCTCTGGCAATTTCGTATGCCTCTTTAATTAGTTGATTTGCTGTCTTAGCCATCTCTTGTTCTCCATCTGACGCGCTGCAACGCGTGAATTTAGGATGCAGCAACCCAACCCATGAAAGTGGGTGAATAGCTGGTTAAAATTTCTTGCTGATGGGTTAGCCGCCACTGCAATGGCGGCACGTTAGTTCTCCACACAACAAAAAGAGCACTACCGCGTTCTGCCGTTCCATCCTGGCTTTTGGTACCGCAACGGCTGCGAGATGTTTTTTGCATGCCAGCGCTCTTTTGGTTGTGCCCTCGTCTCTTCCGAGGTGTCACACCTTTTCGCCGCGCTGGTGGGGCGCACGTCGTGCCTGAAACACTTAGCTTGCACATTCCGGTTGTTCTGAGAGGCATGGATAAAGGGACTCTCAGGCCGCTGACGCTGCATGTGCCATACAGCGGTTGCGAATATTGCCGTTCACAACTGGAAGCGCACTCCTTCAGTTACAAACCGATCCCCACCGGAAAGAAGGGGAATGCGCTTCCATGTTGCGTGCTATTAATCCGTTTTTGATGGTATTAATGTAGGATAACTTACCTCTTGGTGTCAATGTTGATTGTAGGAAAACTTACATTTAGGTGTAAAAAAAACCGGCTTTGATGCCGGTTGCATTGTTCTTCAAAAATCAGAGGTCCGTGACAACCTGTCTGACAACACCAACGATCTTACAGTTGCCATTTACTTCCATCACACGATAGTTCGGATTAAGAGGAACTAAATATTTTATAGGTCCATCAATTACAAACTTTTTCAGCGTTGCCTCTGCTGAGCCCATCACTTGGGCAACGACAATCTTACCGTTTACTTCGTAAATACTGCCGTAGTCTGGATCAACAACAACGATTGAGCCCTCAGGTATGCTTGGGGCACCGTTAGGGTTAGTCATTGAATCACCACGTACTTTCAGAGCGAATCCTTCATCACAAAGATTTGCGGTTGTATAAATCCATTCTGAAACATCATTTTCGGTAACTGGAGCGCCGCTTTCGGTCCATTCACCAGCCTGAACCCAAGATAAGACCGGAATCCTTTTCACGCCAAATCGTTCGGTCGGCTTATAGGTTGGCGCCTCCGATACAGGATCTCCAATACCATGAATTATCCATTGAGGATTCGTTTTTAACGCAGCAGCAAGCGCCTGAAGGTTAGAACCCCCTGGCTCATAATCTCCTGACTCCCACCCAGTAACAGTCACACGGTTAACGCCCACTAATTTGGCTAAGACCGCTTGGGTTAGCTTCAGCTCTTTACGTCTTGCACGGATGCGTTCATTCATTTTCATGTAGGTAATCCTACCATTTTGTAATGTAGGAATCCTTGACCTTTGAGTGTAAGATATCCTACCATTTGTTTGTCCGATTCCCTTACATATGAGGAAAAAATGAAAAAAATTGACGTGATTTCTTACTTTGGCTCCGTCGGTAACGTGGCAAAAGCGCTGGGTATATCTCATGCCTCTGTATCCGGTTGGGGGGAGGTCATTCCAAAAGGGCGAGCATTCGAAATCCAAGCGCTAACAGAAATGAAGCTGAAAGTTAACCCGGAGTTGTATTTAAAGCCTAATCAAACAGCAGCTTAACCGTTACTACTAATTGTAAGCAAAAAGGGTAGATATGAACTTGAAAGAAGTCGTGAAGGGTATGTGCAAAGCATATCCGGGCGGCCGCGAAGCAATGGCTGGCGCCTTGGGTATGACCGTGACGCAGTTCAACAACAACCTCTACGAGAAAAACGGCTGTCGATTTTTTGAAGTATCGGAGCTGGAAGCGATGGAAGACATTTCCAACACGTCGCTACTGGCAGACTACTTCGCCCGCCGTCGTGGTGCTCTGCTGGTGGATGTGCCGCACCTGGAAGAACTCGATCGCGTGGACCTGTTTAGTCGTGCAATGCGTACCTCGGCAGCCAGAGGTCAGGTTGACCAGATTATCGAACAGGCACTTGAAGATGGGGTAATCGAAAGGCATGAGGCAGAAGAAATCATGGTGCATCACCGCCGCCATCTGGCAGCTCGGGAAGAAGAGATTGCCGCAATTATCACGTTATTTTCACGCAAAAAGAAGTGACGCCAGCGAGTTGCAGCTCCTGGCGTCGTGGCGTGTCGTTATCAGTGGAGATTACTAACGCATGAACAGTTTACCAACACAGTACCGCAGGTCGCAACTTGTGGCGCGGCCGGTCCCTGGTGGAGAGGGGCCGGTGCAGTTCGTGTATGGGGTAAGAGTACCCGGTGGGATAGAACCTGTCTGCTACCAGTTTGCTCAATGGGCGGTAGATGACTTTAGAAGTCAGGCGGAAAGCGTATGCGAGAACTTAACCGATGGTTCAGAGATCACTACGGCGTCCCGGTTAGGGTCATACACTGGGAGCCCCAGACACAGCGCGTTATATACCTGCGCGAAGGGTATCAGCATGAGTGTTTCAGCCCACTTGAACAGTTCAAACGAAAATTCAGGGAAATAGAGGGGTCTTATGAGCCTGTTAATGCCATCAAGGCCGATAGTCATTAATCCTGACCTTGCATACAGCATTGGCCTGAATGAAGCCATTGCGCTGCAGCAGGTTAACTACTGGCTGCAGGAAACTAACTCAGGGCTGGAGCGTGACGGCGTACGCTGGATCTACAACACAACAGAGCAATGGCTGGAACAATTCCCGTTCTGGTCTGAGTCCACTCTGAAGCGCACCTTCACCCGGCTGAAGAGCCTGGGCGTGCTTAAAGTTGAGCAGCTTAACAAGTCGCAGCGTGACATGACGAACTACTACACGATCAACTACGAGAGCGAGCTTTTAGATGAGGTCAAAGTGACCAAATCGAAGAAGTCAAAATGCGCCGTTCCATCAGTTCAAAATGACACGATGGAAGAGGTCAATGTGAAACGCTCCACCAGGTCAAAACGAACCGCTGTCATCAGGTCAAATTGGCACGATGATCTTACAGAGAATACAACAGAGAGTACTACAGAGATTACAGGTAAAGACTCTTGTCCGGTTGCGCTGCAACCAGACCAGACCGATCCGGCTGCACTCGTTCTGGATCATTTTAATCGAGTAACTAATTCGACCTATGGCAAGGGGGGACGAACCAAAACGACGCTGGGTTATATCCGGGGACGGCTGGCCGAAGATTACAGCCCTGAAGACCTGATGCTGGTGGTTGACTACCTGAACGAGAAATGGGCTCAGGATCCGAAGATGAGCGACTACCTGCGGCCCAAAACGCTGTTTGCTCCCGAGAACTGCGTCGAGTATTTCGACAAGGCTAAAAAATGGGAAGCAGCCGGGCGCCCAGCCTGGGCTGGCGGAAAGTGGGTTAAACAAGACACGGCGTTCAAGTCCAGTTATTCCGACGTGGATTATTCAGTGCCAGCGGGGTTCCGTTCATGAGCAAGCCATTTCTGAAATGGGCTGGTGGAAAGTATACCCAGCTGGCTGACCTGTTCGTGCATATCCCGGCAGGAAAACGCCTGATAGAGCCATTCGTTGGTGGTGGGGCGGTGTTCCTGAACAGCGATAAGCACGCAGATTACCTGCTGGCGGACGTTAACCCGGACCTGATTAATCTGTATCAGATGTTAGCGGTGGTGCCGGATGAAGTGGAATTAAAGGCCCGCTGGATGTTTGAGCACATGCGGTCACCAGATGGCTATGAGCTGATCCGTTCCGAGTTCAACGCTCAGACGCTGGATGCTACTGAACGCGCAGCTGCATTCCTGTATCTCAACCGGCATTGTTTCAATGGCCTGATGCGCTACAACCAGGCGAATAAGTTCAATGTGGGCTGGGGAGGCTACAAGGCCCCGTATTACCCGATGGATGAGATGAAAGCCTTCGCGGCTATGGCGCATAACTGCGTCTTCATGACTGCTGACTATCGCCGAACTATCAGCCTGGCCGGGAAAGGGGATGTGGTTTACTGCGATCCGCCTTACGAACCGATGCCGGGAACAACCGGATTCACCGCCTACGCCGCTGGTGGTTTTAGCTGGGAGAACCAGGTAGACCTGGCGAAGCAATGCGTATCAGCCTTTCACCGTGGGGCTCGGGTAGTGATTTCTAACTCATCTGCACCGAAGGTTCTCGACCTGTACCGTGAGCATGGTTTTAACCTGCAATTCATCAAAGCGCGCCGTTCGATTTCCTGCAAAAGCAGTACGCGGGAAGTCGCAAAAGATGTCGTGGCTATCCTGTGAGTTACCTGTCGTGGAGAAAATGACATGAGAGCATTACTGACTCCTGAAATTGCCCCACGCATGGGCATTGTTCTGCTTCGCCCTGGCGCCGATCTGATGCCGATGTTCAGGAGAGGGCGGGTATTGATTGAGCCGGCACCGGAAAAATACAGTGACTATGCAACCGGCGCTATCCCTCCTGCTAAACAGCCACTGGAAGAAGACCCGGTTTTGAAACCAGTCTTCGAAAACAAAGACGTCATTCTGCGCGCGGGTGGTATCAGCGCACTGGAGGCCGAGCTGGAGCGTCGGTTTGAATGCCAGTACCCGCACGGTTCGTGGCACAGCGAAAATTTTACATTGTTCCGTCATGAGCCTGGCAGCATCCGGCTTTGCTGGGCCTGCGATAACCTGGTGCGTGACCAGTACACAGAGACGCTGGCAGGCATTGCTCGTCAGAACCTGGTATCCTGGCTGATAACGGTTATTCGCTCACAGCTGGGGTTCAACGAAGACCATCAACTGACGATCCCAGAGTTGTGCTGGTGGCTGGTTATAAACAATCTGGCGCACGTCATCCCTGAATCGCTGGCCCGGAAAGCCTTGAGATTGCCGGAAATAAAGCATCAACCGGTGATGAAGGAGAGCGATATTGTGCCGGAGCCAGCGGCGAGAGAAGTGGTGCAGAAAAAGATTCTCGGTCTTCGCGTAGATCCTGAAACGCCGGAATCATTCATGCTGCGGCCAAAGCGCCGCCGCTGGGTAAACGAGAGCTGGACGCGCTGGGTTAAGTCTCAGACGTGTGTCTGCTGTAACAAACAAGCAGATGATCCCCATCACCTGATAGGCCACGGACAAGGTGGAATGGGAACAAAAGCGCATGACCTGTTTGTGCTGCCGCTTTGCAGAGCGCATCACGACGAGTTGCACGCTGACACCGTGGCATTTGAGGAGAAGCACGGCTCACAGCTGGAGCTACTGTTTCGATTTCTGGATCGTTCGCTGGCAATTGGCGTGCTGGCTTAATTCAGTGGAGATGAGTTAATGCGTGATATGTATGAAGTTTTAGACCGGTGGGGCGCATGGGCCGCAGCTGATAGTAGTGGCGTTGACTGGCAACCTATTGCAGCCGGGTTTAAAGGTCTGTTGCCACGAGGTAAAAAGTCGCGCCTGCAATGTGATGATGATGAGGGAATCTTAATTGATGGTTGTGTGGCACGCCTAAGGAAATATAAGCCGGAAGAATATGAGCTGGTTATAGCTCACTTTGTTATAGGTATCTCGTTACGTACTATTTCAAAGAAGAGAAAGTGTTCTGATGGCACTATAAGAAAGGATCTTCAGACGGCTCTTGGTTTCATTGATGGTGTTCTCTCTATGCTGTGATGATGGGGGAGGATTACTCCCCTTATTTTTTATTTTGCTTGAGAAGGATTTTGATGTTTTGTCTAATAATGATTAGACAGTGCAACAATAGGAAGACGGTAAGAATCGCAATCCATACGCAAAACAAACAAGCATAAAGATTCGTTGAAAGTCCGATGGTGAACTGGGCGATAGCGGTGGTTAGAGAAAATAAAATCGAAGTATTAATAAATGATGAAAGATTATCTAATGGTTTATAAAGATCCTCATCCGCTACTTTTTCTAAAGGTGTCTGTGTTGCTTTGCTGTATATTTCTTTATATTCAGCAGTAGCGAAAACTTTATCTCGTAAATTTATAATCACGAAAGTATGCAGGCTTAATAAAAAAGAGCCTACTGATATGAAGCCAGAGAAAAGATAGCCACGAAGATTTTTATGATAAAAATCAAAGAATTTGACGCTTACGTCAGGGGTGTTCCTGTAGAGAAGGTACAGCCCCAGCAAAACTAGGGCTGACAGGCCGAGCAGGGTAATGTACTGGCACCTTAACCTTTTGTTTATAAGCCATTCATACAAAGGCATTTTTATTAGTCCCGTTCAACATTTCATTCTTGATTATATCAAAGACCGGGTTAGATGTATAATTTTCATTTGTCAAGCCATTGATTTTTTCTGCAATTTCATCAAAATCATAAGATTCAAAGAAGGTGGGACAGTCCATAAAATCAATAATTTTTTCTAACCCAGCATGGTCAACGGCTGTAACTCTGGCTTTAGAAATCCCACCTTGCATTGCATGATAAATTTTATCCAGTGTTTCTGAAAGTGCTTGAACTTTTGTTTTATCCTCTGGATTAACACTCATGTCTATTGTTGTTGAGTTAGCAAATGGTTCTAATGCTGTCATTGGACCACCTTTAAAATCGATGTAATCAAATTTAAAGGATGTCTTTTTAATTTCTCGGAACTGTCCAAGGATTGTTTTGATGTCCTCCTTAGTAGTCATGATGCTAAATGAAAAACGCTTCTTGTATTTTTTGTTTACAGCGGTGATTTCTTTTTGCTTAGGTTTGTCACCTAATCCTGCAATTTCATTAGCGTTCTGTTTCCTGATAAATTCATTGCTGATGGTTTGGAGATGGCTGAAAAGGGTGTTAATACTACAGGAACCATGGTGGGACATATACAGACCACGGAGATTATCCTTGTTAAGGACAAATAGATTGAAATTCGCTAGTTTTTCGTCCCCCTGAAGGTCTTCAACTTTGATCCGAAATTTCCCGTCGATGAACTGAGATCTGCAATTTTTCTTTTGGTTTTTGAAGGTGACGACTAACCCATAATAATAATCATTCATATCTGACATGAGTATTCTTCGAGTATAATCAACCCGAACATATTCACGAGACGATGCCTCAATAAATGCGTTCATGACATCGGCAGAATTGATATGTTCATTCTCATTTGTTATTGAAAAACCTAAGCTTTTAACTTGCATGTGTGCGCGCCCTAAATGAAACAATAAGTTAATGCTGAGTAGTCTAGCCCAACGGCGGTATGAAAACACTAACGCGTACGCAAAAACTATCGTAATCTGTTAGGAGTGGTCACTTCGACACACAGCCTAATCATTGAAACCCTGCTCCGGCGGGGTTTTTACTTTCCGGCGATATGGCAGGGTATTAGCGAGATGCATTGCATCTGTGCCCCTGTCACATTGTCGTAAAGCGATACACATAATTCCCAAGCCTTGTTAATCGCCGGGGCTTTGTCATTTCTGCACTCCGGTCAGGGCTCTTGGGTTGAGATGTGCGGCACGACACATCGTAAGTAAGCATCTTCTGGTGCCTTTGACAGCGTGTTACATATTGACTAACACAAAGTTTACAAATTAGATTATCGACATGTTGAATCCCCCTATGCGGTGGGGCGACCAGTCACTTACAGTGATCTGTAAATGCAGCGCGGGCCATGTCGACTGGGACATGCTCACCGGGAGGCACCCGGCACCATGCAATGCTACTAAGCTATTTTGTAGCGGAGTTGCCGTTTCGGCTTCTCCAGCTATGTTTAAAAGGTAGTAACGGAAAACGAGAGATCTCCTGGTAAATCGGTAGCTCGGACTATTAGGTGCGCCTCGTTCCGTTGAAGAATCAGTATTGCCTACCTTCTGCCCGCCCCTCTGAGCGGGCTTTTTTTCGCCATGAATAAGTCTCCCCGGCAAGCTGAGGAACAAATCATTTGAGGCTGCGCATTCGCGGGCCTTTTTCGTTTCAGGCTCACGGGAATCATCATCGATACGGCTCGTTGTTAAATCAGCCCGATGAGCCTGACCCCTACACGCACAAAGCACCCCGTTAATCCGGAGGTGGAGTATGTATCGAATGGACAAGCTAACAACAGGTATTGCCTACGGAACGTCCGCAGGTAACGCGGGGTTCTGGATGTTGCAATTGCTCGACAAAGTATCCCCATCCCAGTGGGCCGCGATCGGTGTTCTGGGAAGTCTGGTATTTGGCTTGCTGACATACCTGACGAATCTGTATTTCAAAATTAAAGAAGACCGGCGAAAAGCTGTGCGAGGTGAATAATGTCTCCGACACTACGTAAAAGCGTTCTTGTGGCAGTCGGCGGCGGGGCCCTGGCGATTGCGTCTGCACTCATTACTGGCACTATGGGTAATGATGGGCTTGAGGGAGTGCGATACGACCCTTATCAGGATGTGGTAGGTGTCTGGACGGTTTGCTACGGCCACACAGGTAAAGACATCATGCTCGGCAAAACCTATACCGAGGCAGAGTGTCGGGCGCTATTAAATAAAGACCTGAATACCGTCGCCTGGCAGATCAACCCTTACATCAAAAAACCGATCCCAGAAACGATGCGTGGGGCTCTGTACTCATTCGCCTATAACGTCGGTGCCGGGAACTTCCAGACCTCTACTCTGCTTCGCAAAATCAACCAGGGTGACCAGAAAGGTGCGTGTGATCAGCTGCGCCGCTGGACCTATGCCAAAGGTAAGCAGTGGAAAGGACTTATTACCCGGAGGGAAATTGAGCGTGAAGTGTGTTTATGGGAGCAAAGATGAGTCGCTTAACCGCCGTTATCATCGCAATAGCAATCCTGCTAATGTCCTGTGCCATTTCATGGCGTATGGGATGGAGTTCCCACGCTGATCACATTAATGCTCAGGCTGCGAAGAAGAGAGAGAAGGCCGAGAATGCCATTAAGCCTGTAGAGGAAAAGGCCGCTACTGCTAACGAAGCGGGTAAGGTCATCTACAAAACAATAACCCGCGACGTGGTGAAATATGTTCAGTCTCCGAATCGTACTGTGTGTAGGTTTGATGATGCTGCTGTGCAGTTGCGTCAGCGCGCCATCGATGCTGCCAACTCCATCCCCGGATTTGATGAGTCCGCCGTGCAAAGCAAATGACGCAGGGAATGACAGCGATGAAGATTTACAGTCTGATGTAGAAACCGCTCAATGCCTGCGCCAGCTCCGTTTGGATAAGTATCGCTGGCAGGCGTACTATCGGGCGGTGAGTAAGTAACAGGCATAGCACATGAAATAAGTGGCCTTAAGTGAACAAAAAATCTGAAAACAAGACATTCAAGCTTTCAGCATCAAAATGTTTGTATCTAATTCAGGGGGTGTCATGCACTATAGGATCTCAAACCACTCTTAACTAAGTAGCCACTCATGACAGTAAACTTACTACCACAACTTCCATGCGGTTATCGTTACGGCATTGAGCGCTCGATCCGGCCCCAGACTGGTGCGGAATTTTTTCCGCCACAAGGGTGTGTTATCAAATCTGTCAACTTTGGGGATGGTGTGGTTATTTGTGTGCCCATCCAATGGTACGTTAAACAATTAGATTTATGGGTCACTGTCTAAGGAACCATCGAATAATATGTTAGTTACCGGCCTCGTTAGGGCGAACTGATAATTGCTCTCAAAAGACCAGCATAGAAGCCTGTTGCTCTGGTTGAATGTTCCGGCAAGTTGAAAATGATTGGTTCAATGAGCTCTTTCGATATTTAAATGCTATCGATAACTTAAATGAAGCTATCATCACGTTATCACTGCCAGCCAACACCAAAACGGCAGTGGTCAGTTAAAAAGCAGAAAAGCCTCTCTTGGGTGGCTCCTGAGAGATTTTAGTTTTCTAACTGGTACTAACCAAAGGTCGCATATCTATGCGGCCTTTTTTTTAGCCGGTTTCATGGCTTGAGGACATCCTGGACGAGAATATGTGACAAAACCAATCAGGGGAAACAGGAATGCCCTGTGAGCGGATTTACGAATCAGTAAGAACGTTTATCCCCACAAAAGGATAAGATGGCTTTTATCCCTTTGTGGGGGTAAAAACCGTATGGCCTCGCATCTGCGGGGCTTTTTTATTCGCAAAGGTAAAACGATGAAAAGCTTAGATATTGAATCCATAGGCGGGAGGCTGATGGCGATTGAGTATGACGGTTTGTCATGCGCATCGTTGCCAGTTTCAGAGTTCCCCATCGACAGTACACCTTTAAATCTCCCTCAATTCATGCTCAAGGATGTGTATGCCACCACGAGCTAAACGACCTTGCCGTCACAGAGGATGCGCGGCAGTGACGAATGATGTCGGTGGATACTGTGAGATCCACCGGCAGCAACACGCCGGCGATGGCTGGCGTAACTATCAGCCAGGAAAAACTCGACAAGACCGTGGTTACGGTCGTCCGTGGGAAATTAAACGGGCCCGTATCATGAAAAGAGATAAATACCTTTGTCAGAACTGTAGACGAGACGGTATTGCCACGAAAGCCACAAGCGTCGACCACATCATTCCCAAAGCTCATGGCGGTACCGATGATGACTTTAATCTCGAGTCATTGTGCTGGAGCTGCCACAGCAAGAAAACAGCAACAGAGAGGACCCGATGAAGAATTTCAAAATTGAATACGTTGATGGCGCTTTGACCGTTCTGGAGACGGATGGTCAGTCACGGATGAATGAAGCCGTACATGGCATCCATTTTGAGCATGTTCAGGGCGGCCGCCCCCTGCTTAAACTGACGATTGCACATGATATTGCTCCGGCCCCTGCCTCATCAAGTGCACTGGATCAGGAGCCTTTAGAGGGTGAGCTGGTAACGGAACAACAGACGAAGGCTCCCGTTGGTCGCCGCTCACGTCATCGTCGTGGAGGTAAGCAATGATGTATCAGCGCACGGATCTGACACTCTCAATGTTCTATGCATCCAGCGCTGATGCAGAGGGAAACAAAGTGGCTACTTTGACGATGCAGGTTATCGCTGCAGAGGCTGGCTCCGTCCAGACCAGCCAGTTGCGCTGTATTACCGATAGCGCGAAGAAAAAAACGTATAGCGTAGGCGAACAATCTGTCAGTAATGGTTCCGATCCGTTGCTGGTCGCGATTGAGAATTACTGGCGTCAGAATACAGATGTCGTCGTTAAAGGATTGATCGCCGAAGTGACCGACTTCATCGCAGGGAACATCAACTCAGTCAGCACCTGGATCGGCCAGTTTGGGATGAAGGTGTTCGAGAACCAGCCATTGGCTGAACGGCTACCAGAAAGCATACTGCAGGCCGATGGAGGCTCCGCTACAGCGACAGGGTCCTGACAGCAGGCATTACATAAGGTGCTCACAAAGAGCCTGGGATTTTCCGGACCACGCAATGTGAACCGTATTCGCCGCCGGCGAAGCCGGAATGACGATATCCACCTCGACTGAGGCAGCTGCTGGCAGGGGGGAGGGGGGATCAAATCCCTGACCCCTTTCGCGCTTCGGGACTGCCCGTTGAAGTCTATTTTTACACGCCAGAAATAAGAAATTTTTTTCCGGAAGGTTTCATCTATCAAAGGAACGTTTATGGCCGGAGGAATTCGATCGTCCGGTGGTGGCCGAAAACCTACTTTACCCACCGGGCAAAAAAGCAAATTAACACGTATTGCGCCCCCCGCTGAGTTAATGGGGGAGGCGGCAATAAGAATGTGGAAGACGCAAAGCAAAATACTCATCGACCGAGGGGTGTTTGAGCTGGAGGATGCACCTTTGTTGCTGGCTTACTGCAATGCTTTTCATCTGATGCTCGAAGCCGAAAAAATGCTGGCCAGCGGACTGACCTCAGAAAGTGAAATGGGGGGCCTGAAAAAACACCCTGCAGTTAATGTCCGCAATGACTCGGTTTCCCAGCTTGCCCGCCTCGGCTCTCTGTTGGGGTTAGATCCGCTCAGTCGTCTTCGCATGACCAGCGGACAAAAGGATCCGGACGATGACGGGAATGAATTCGATGAGTTTGACTGATGGCTACCTATCCGAACGTCAATGCGGCGAACCAGTATGCGCGGGATATCGTTGGCGGGAAGATTCTGGCGTGTCAGTTAACGGTACTTGCCTGTCAGCGACATCTGGACGACCTCGAACGAGCAAAGGATCCCCACTGGCCCTACCGCTTCGATAAAAACAAAGCAGAACGATTTCTTCGTTTTGCCCAGAAAATGCCTCATACCTCAGGGGAATGGGCCCGGCGTAAACTCCGGATTGAATTTGAAGCCTGGCAGAAGTTCGCTCTTGGCGTACCGTTTGGATGGGTACACAAGAAGACAGGCCTGCGTCGTTTCTCTGAAATCTATATCGAGGTGCCCAGGAAGAACGGGAAATCCGCTATTGCCGCTGCTGTAGGAAATTATATGTTTTGTGCAGATGGCGAGCATGGTGCAGAAGTCTATTGCGGCGCCACGACTGAAAAACAGGCATGGAAGGTATTTTCTCCGGCGCTGCAAATGGTGAAAAAGCTGCCGGCATTGCGGCAAAAATTCTCGATAAAACCCTGGGCAAAAAAAATGACGCGCCCTGACGGTTCGGTTTTTGCGCCTGTGATCGGTGACCCGGGGGATGGTGATTCGCCATCATTGATGAATATCACGAACATACTACTGATGCGCTTTACACCACCATGACCACCGGTATGGGGGCTCGTGAACAACCGATGACACTGATCATCACCACCGCTGGCTATGACATTACATCCCCTTGCTATGAAAAGCGTACTCAGGTTGTCGAGATCCTGCGGAGAACCCGTAATGGCGAGGAAAATGAAACCATATTTGGGCTGATTTATGGCCTTGATGACGATGATGACTGGACGACTCCTGAGGCATTAATCAAGGCAAACCCCAACTATGGCATTTCGGTAAAAGCAGATTTTCTCCGGGCTAAACAATTATTGGGTATGTCGACGCCCGGGCAGACAAACAAGATTCTGACCAAGCATTTCAATCGCTGGGTAAGCGCAAAATCAGCTTATTACGACCTGAGAAAATGGATGGATGCAGCCGATAAAAACCTTAAGTTGTCAGATTTTGAAGGGGAAGAATGCTGGCTGGGTATCGATCTGGCCTCGAAAGTTGACCTCAATGCCGTGGTTCCAGTTTTTCGTCGTGAAATAGACGGAATAACACATTTTTACTGTGTTTCTCCTCTGTTCTGGGCACCCGAAGAAACCATTTACTCGCAGGAGACCGCGCTGAAAAGTACCGCAGAACGTTATCAGTCCTTTGTCCGGCAGGGTAAGTTGATCCCGACCGATGGTGGCGAAGTTGATTACAGGCTGATATTTGAAACGATCCTGAAGCTGCGGAATACCGTAAAAATTGCCCAATGCCCCATTGACCCTTATGGCGCGACTTCATTACGTCACATGCTCGAGGAAGAGGGGCTTGAGCCTGTCGAGATAAGACAAAATTTTACCCATATGAGTGATCCTATGAGAGAGATTGAGGCTGCGCTCATCTCGGGGAGATTCCATCATGACGGACACCCTGTCATGAACTGGTGTATTTCCAATATCGTCGGCCAGTACCTTCCCGGAAGTGACGATATTGTGCGTCCCGGGAAAGAAGGGCGGCAGAACAAGATAGATGGTGCGGTTGGTTTAATGATGGGGCTGGGGCGCGCCATGCTTAACAGTTCAGTGATGACATCCGTATACGATGAGGAAGATATAGCATGCTAATTTCAGTTTTGAGTTTTATTGTCGGCCTCACTGGTGCTGGATTGTTATCCGCAGGTGCCTGGCTTATTTCTCCATCAGTGGGATTGATAACAGGAGGGGTTATTTGTCTGGGCTGGTCATATATGACAACCCGGGCCTTTTCCTCCGGCGTCAGCAATGGCGGAGGTGAATAATGTTCCTTCCCCAGATGTTCAGGGGCCGACAATACTCGGGAAATGGCTTCTGGGAAGCCATGCTGGGCGGGGTTCGTTCAAGCCAGAGCAAAACTGGCATCATAATCACGCCGGAAACTGCTCTGGGACTTTCTGCGATCCGGGCCTGTGTTACCCTCCTGGCGGAGTCCGTCGCGCAGCTGCCGTGCGAACTTTACCGGCGGGATAATAATGGCGGGCGCCAGCGTGCGACGGATCACCCGGTTTATGACCTGATTCACTCCCAGCCTAACAGGAAAGACACCTCATTCGAGTATTTCGAGCAGCAGCAGGGGTTGTTGGGGCTGGAGGGAAATTGCTACTCGATCATCGAACGGGACGGAAAAGGCTACCCGAAAGAGCTGATCCCCATTAACCCGAAAAAGGTCATTGTGCTGAAAGGGCCGGACGGTATGCCGTATTACCAACTCCCGGAAGTCGGCGAAATTCTGCCGATGCGCATGATGCACCATGTGAAGGTCTTTTCTCTGGATGGCTATATCGGCAGTTCCCCCATTCAGACGAACGCCGATGTTCTGGGGCTGAATCTGGCGGTTGAGGAGCATGCGGCCGCGACATTCCGGCGCGGGACAACGATGAGCGGGGTGATAGAGCGTCCGAAAGAGGCCGCGACCATTAAAAGCCAGGATGCTATTGATCGCCTGCTGGCGAAATGGACCGAGCGCCATTCCGGTATTCACAATATGTTCTCTGTGGCATTGCTGCAGGAGGGCATGAGCTATAAACAACTGTCGCAGGATAACGAAAAGGCGCAGCTGCTACAGTCGCGGCAGTGGGGCGTGGAAGAGGTCTGCCGGCTCTATAAAATCCCGCCACATATGGTGCAGATGCTGGCGAAAGCGACCAACAACAACATCGAGCACCAGGGCCTGCAGTTCGTGATGTATACGCTGCTGGCCTGGCTGAAACGCCATGAGGGTGCGCTGCAGCGCGATCTGCTTCTGCCCAGCGAACGCCGCGATTTGTACATCGAGTTCAACGTTTCCGGGCTGCTGCGAGGCGATCAGAAATCACGCTATGAATCTTATGCGCTGGGCCGCCAGTGGGGATGGCTATCCACTAACGATATCCGGCGCATGGAGAATCTGCCGCCAATTGCTGGCGGGGACAAATACCTGACGCCGCTCAATATGGTCGACAGCGCGAAGATCCTTCCTGGCGATAAGTCGCCGACAGCAAAACAGCTGGCCGAAATCGAAACCCTTCTGGCCAGAGCCTGATTATTTCCCGCTGCGCGGGATGACCTGGAAGACAACATGACAACGAGATTAATTAACCTGCCGCACCTGGCAGATATGGTCTTTGGTGTGCCGCATTACGTTACGCGGCAAACAATGGACTCCGTGAAAGCAGTGCTCATCCCCCGCATTCAGGGGGGCACCGAAGATGCCGTCATTCAGATGGCGCTGAATCCGGGTAAATCACCTGCTGCTGAGCAGGTCCAGCCCACCGGCGGGGTGGCGGTGATCCCCGTTCACGGCATTCTTGTTCCACGCCGGGGGCAGATTACGGCGATGTGCTCCGAGCTGACCAGCTACGAGCGGATCCGCGGGCAGTTGCAGGTGGCGTTAAACGACCCCTCAATCAGCGAAATCGTTCTGGATATTAACTCCGGCGGCGGCGCAGCGGTGGGGTGCAAGGAGCTGGCCGATTACATTTATCAGTCTCGCGACACGAAACCCATCACGGCGATTGTGAACTACAGCGCGTATTCCGCCGCGTATTTCATCGCGTCGGCCTGCAGCAAAATCATCGTCAGCCAGACCAGTGGCGTGGGGTCGATTGGTGTGATCATGGAGCACCTCGATACGTCGAAGATGGAAGAAAAAATGGGGCTGACGTTCACCACCATTTACCGGGGAGATAACAAAAATAACGGCACCCAACATGAACCACTGAGTGAAGAGTCGCTGGGTATGTTCCAGGACATGATCGACGAAATGTACGAGACGTTTACGGGGTCGGTGGCCGAATATCGCGGCCTGAAGCAGCAGGCCGTCATTGATACGCAGGCGGGGCTGTATTTTGGCCCTGGCGCTGTGTCCGCCGGCCTGGCGGATGAAGTCTCTGACCCCCAGGCGGCGATCAATGCTATCGCGGCAAAGTATCAGCAACCCCGTCAAAAAACCTCCATTCAGATGCAGGCAGCCGCGATGGATCTGCAAACCAAAATGTAACCCGGCGCAAACACAAACCGCGTCACCTTAAGCAGCCAGCAGGCTGCTTTTTTTATGTCTAAAAAGAGAGAAATCAAATGCCACAGATTGAAGAATTGCGTCGTCAGCGTGCGGGTATCAACGAACAGGTTCAGGCCCTGGCAACCATTGACGCCAGCGGCAGCACGCTGACTGCGGAGCAGCTGACGGAGTTTGCGAACCTGCAGCAGCAGTTCACTGATATCAGCGCCAAAATTGAACGCCTGGAAGCCGCCGAACGTGCTGCGGCGCTGGTCGCAAAACCCGTTAAAGCGACTCAGCAGGCCCCCGGCATTATTGTTAAGCAGGAGCCTAAACAGTACACCGGTGCTGGCATGACCCGACTGGTTATGTCTGTCGCCGCAGGCGCAGGGAATCTGCAGGACGCGGCAAAATTCGCTTCAGAAGAGCTGAATGATCAGTCCGTATCGATGGCCATTTCCACCGCAGCGGCGTCCGGTGGTGTGCTTATTCCGCAGAACCTCCACAGTGAGGTGATCGAGCTACTGAGCGACCGAACCATCGTCCGCAAGCTGGGTGCCCGTCCCGTTCCGCTGCCTAACGGTAATATGACGCTACCACGCGTGGCCGGTGGAGCAACGGCAAGCTACACAGGAGAAAACAAAGACGCCAAGACATCAGAAACACGCTTTGATGATGTAAAACTTACGGCGAAAACTCTGATTGCGATGGTGCCTATTTCCAATGCACTGATTGGCCGCGCCGGATTCAACGTCGAGCAGCTGGTCCTGCAGGATATTCTGACCGCCATCTCAGTGCGTGAGGATAAAGCCTTTATGCGCGATGACGGTACCGGCGATACACCGATTGGTATGAAGGCGCGCGCGACGCAGTGGAACCGCCTGCTGCCGTGGGAAGCTGATGCAGCGATCAACCTGAACACAGTTGACGAGTACCTGGACAAGATCATTTTGATGGCGATGGACGGCAACAGCAATATGATCAGCAGCGGCTGGGGCATGTCGAACCGTACCTATATGAAGTTGTTTGGGCTGCGTGACGGCAACGGCAACAAAGTCTATCCGGAAATGGCTCAGGGATTACTTAAAGGATATCCGGTTCAGCGTACCAGCGCGATCCCTGCGAATCTGGGGACCGGGGGTAAGGAGACTGAGATTTACTTTGCTGACTTCAATGATGTGGTTATCGCTGAAGACGGCAATATGAAAGTCGACTTCTCGAAGGAAGCCTCTTACATCGATGCCGATGGCACCCTGGTATCTGCGTTTTCCCGTAACCAGTCGCTAATCCGCGTTGTTACTGAGCATGATATTGGCTTCCGTCATCCGGAAGGCCTGGTGCTGGGTACCGGCGTCCTGTTCTAACCCATCCCTCAGTAAATACGGCCCGCATATGCGGGCTTTTCCCTTTCAGGAGAATGTTATGGCTGCGAAAAATAAAGCAGTGGAGCCGGAAGAAACAGGCACACAGGACAACCATGCGACCGTGGTCGCACAGGCAGAGCGTAAATCCGTTGTGTTCCTTGGGCCGCACCACCGTTATTCCCGTGGAGATATCGCGTGCTTTGAAGGATCGCGCGCCGAAGAACTGGTTAAGCGGCGTATCGCGGTATGGCCGGAGGATGCCGAACGTGCGCTGAAACCGAAGCCGGGAGACAGCGATTTTGATACTGACATTGGATGATGTGAAAACCCAGCTACGCCTGGAACTGGACTTCACGGAGCATGATGCCATGCTCACGCAAATGGTGAACGCCGCGCAGCGGAGCATCGAGCGTGATTACTACTGCAAGCTGGTCACCAGTGATGAAGAGCTGCAGGCGCTCCCGGAGACCGTCCGCGGATTTATCGCGGATGAAGATATCCGGCTGGCTATTCAGTTTCTGGTCAGCGATGCGTATCTGAATGGCCATACCGGACAGTGGCTGGAAACCGCTGCGGTGAGGCATCTTCTTTTCCCCCTGCAGGAGCATACGCTATGAGCCTGAAACCGGGTGATATGAACTGTCGCATTGCAATTAGCTACGTTCAGTCCGGTCGTGGGCCGCTGGGCGAACCGCTACCGGAAAAGCAGGTTGAATCGGGAAAAGCGTGGGCAATACGGGAGCTGGTATCGGGGCGAAAAGTCCGCACGCTGGATCAGCAGCAGGTGGTGGAAACCTGCCTGTTCACGGTCTATCCGGGCGTGCTGGTTGATATTGACTGGAAAATCACGACGAAAAATCTGGTTTATACCGTCCGGAATATCGACCGCAAAACAGACCGGATCATTATCACGGGGGAGGCTGACGGGCGGCATGATAGAGCTGGCGATTAAGGGTGCGCTGGAGCGCATCACCGGCATGAATGCGTATCCGCTTTTACTGCCGGACACGGTCCAGGAAGGTGCGACCTTTCAGCGTATCTCTGACCCGGAAATGGTCTCGGGAATGTTGCGAACGGGGATCGTATCTGCCCGTATCCAGGTGAATCTGTACCGTCTCGATGATTACACCTCACTGCTGCAGCTGGATAAAAAAATCTGGACGGAACTGAAGTCCGTCGTTCATGGCCAGCTGGAGGGTATCCCGGTTCAGTATGTGGAGCGAGGCGGTATTCATCAGGATAAAAACCAGCTGACGAATCGTCGCATTCAGTATCGCCTGACCCGCGATTTCATCATTCACTACGTGGAGGACTCCTCGTGATCCGAATGGAAGTTAAAGGGCTGGATGAGCTGGAGCGGCAGTTAATGGCCCTGGGCGAAAAAGTGGCGACGAAGGTATTGCTGGATGCCGGGCGCGAAGCGCTAAAGGTCGTCGAGGAAGATATGAAGCAGCATGCCGGCTTTGACGAAACGTCTGCCGGGCCGCACATGCGGGACTCAATCAAAATCCGCTCTTCCACCCGCAAGGGTAAAGGGAACGCGGTTGTAACGCTCCGTGTTGGCCCCAGCAAGCAGCACCATATGAAGGCGCTGGCGCAGGAGTTTGGCACGGTTAAACAGGTTGCAGACCCCTTTATCCGACCCGCCCTGGATTACAACCTCCAGACCGTTTTGCGCGTGTTAACCGTGGAAATCCGAAACGGCATTGAAAACAGGTAGCATCCGCTGCCGTATAAAAAGAGAGAGAAACATGGCTGATAAAACTTCGCCTGAATATGCGATGTTGCCGGCGGGCACCATTGTGAAATACGGGGAGCCTGGCGCTGCCACGTCAGCGCTGAAACCGCTGATTAACTGTAAAGCGCTGGGTGCAATGGGGCAGACGGGGGGCTTTGTCGACTGCACCACGTTACTGGATAAGCAGAAACAGTCCATCAGCGATCTGCCTGACGGGCCTGAAAAGTCGCTGGGCTTCATTGATGATCCGGGCAATACCGATTTTGCCGCGCTGCTGAACGCAGCAGAGGCCCGCAAGACCATCCAGTTATACGTCGAATTACCCAACAAGCGAACAGCGACGATGCTCCTGGCGCTGTCCGGGTGGCAGATGAATGAAATCGCCGCTCCGGCGAATGAGGTCATCCAGATCACTGTTCAGGGTAAACAGAACAAGATCACCTGGGGAACCGTCGCTGTCTCCGGCGGCGCCTGATTAACTTAACCTGTAAACAGCCACCTTCGGGTGGCTTTTTATTTTTAAGGACTACCTGTGAAAGATAAAGATTACCTGTCCACGCTGAAATCCGCGTTGCTTAAATCGGAGCCAACCGTCATTAAAACCGAGTTGTTTGGCGCAACCGTATTCATCCGCCGCCTGACCGGGGATTACCTCATCAGCTACGAAGAGAAAATGGCTGAAACCGCAAAAGCTGGCGCAGCGCGCGAGGCATCGGAGCAAGTCATCCAGATCGTCATCGATGCACTGGTTCAGCCGGATGGAACGGCCATTCCGGATGAGTTTAAACCCACGGCAGCCGAGCTGCTGAAGGCCCATGAAAACCCCGAACTGCTGGCCGCAGTGGAAAAAGTGAAGCAACACGCAATCGGCAAGCTGGAGGAAGCGGAAAAAAACTGAGTGACTCGCCCTGGCTGGAGCTGATTTTCTGGCTGGCCGACCGCTGGGGCGAGCCTGACCCATCCAAAATTGCCGCGTTGCCGGCAAACACTCTGTACCACTGGCGAGCCTACTTCCTGAAACAGGGCACTTTCCGCCGTCCTGGCGATGAAAACGCGCCACCAACCGAAACCACACCTGCGCCATCCCGGGTCGATGATGAATGCGCGGCAGTCATGAGGGCATTAATGTAATGGCAGACGTCGCATCTTTAGCGGTCGGGCTGCACCTGAACGCAGCCAGTTTTAAATCCCAGCTGCTGGGAGCGTATGGCGATGCGGAGAACCAGTCACGACGGTTTAACCGTAATGCCCAGGCGGACGCGAAAAAGACGGAAGACGCCTATAAGAAGGTCGGTCTGTCGATATCCGGGATGGCCAGCCGGCTGGCGGGGCTGGCAGGAGCCGGCCTTTCCATCGGTACGATCGTCACCACGTCCAGACAATATGGACAGGCGTTATCAGATCTGCAGGCCATCACCGGTGCGACTGCAGCTGAAATGAAAGCGCTGGATCTGGCTGCGCAGGAAATGGGGCGCACGACAGAGTACAGCGCCAGCCAGGCCGCCGAAGCGTTAAAGCTGATGGCGTCGGCTAAACCGGAGCTTTTAAAAACGTCCGATGGACTGCAGAAGGCTACGAACAGCGCGCTTATCCTGGCGCAGGCCGCCGGCACAACGCTGCCCGATGCGACCAGAACGCTGGCGCTCTCCTTAAACCAGTACGGGGCGAGCGCGCAGGAAGCGGATCGTTATATCAACGTGCTGGCCGCCGGCGCGAAGTACGGGTCGTCGGAGATTGTGGATACAGCGGCCGCCATTAAAAATGGTGGCGTCGCAGCCGCACAGGCCGGCGTTGGTTTTGAGCAGCTGAATGCCGCGATTCAGGTGCTGGCAGAGCGTGAAATTAAAGGCGGGGAAGCCGGCACGGCGCTGCGTAACGTCATCCTGAACCTGGAAAAGGGCACGGACAAGAGCCTCAAGCCGTCCGTGGTTGGTCTCAGCCAGGCGCTGACCACTCTTTCCGGGAAAAATCTCTCCACGGCCCAGGCCGTAAAAATGTTTGGCGTGGAGAACCTGAATGCGGCGTCTATCCTGGTCCAGAACCGTTCAAAGCTTGATGAGCTAACCGCTTCCCTGACCGGTACCAAAACGGCGCATGAGCAGGCATCCATCAGGGTTAACAACCTGAACGGCGATTTGCTGGGGCTGAGCAGTGCGTTTGAAGGGATGGTCATTAAGATCGGCCAGAGCAGTAACGGGCCACTTCGCAGCGGGATTCAGGTTGCCACGGAGGCACTGAACAGCCTGGCAGACAATTTCAACACCGTCTCCAGCGTGGCGCTTTACAGCCTGATCCCCGTGTTATCCACGAAACTGACTGCAGGGCTGCGGGAGAATATCGCGGCCTGGCGGGAAAGCCAGGCGGCGGCAAAAGCGCGGGCGCAGGCTGATGCGGATATTGCCCGCAAAACGCTGGATTCGACAGCGGCCATCCTGAAACAGAACGACGCTGAGTTTGGCCACTACCGGCAGATGGAGCGGACGGCTAAACAGTACGGGATGAATATCAGTTACCAGGATGAGTTTACCCGGCTTATCCGGCAGGAAACTGAGCAAACGAACCTGGCCAGCCAGGCGAAACTGAAACTGGCAGCGGCAAACCGGCAATTGTCGATATCAGCCCGTGCGGCCTCCGTTGCGGTGGGCCTGGCAAGAGGCGCCCTGGCTTTTGTTGGTGGTCCGGTTGGCGCGGCGACGCTGGCTGGCTCTGCATTACTGTATTTCCATCAACAAGCAAAAGAAGCCCGGCAATCGGCCATTGATTTAAAAGATGCCGTAGTGGAAACCAGTGAAGCGCTGATGCGCCTCTCGCTTAACCAGTTAAATGTGAAGCAGTTCGACCTGGAGGATAAGTATGAAAACCAGGTCGTGCAGCGTAACCAGCTGATAAAAGAGATTCAGGATGCCGACAGTCGTATCGACAGCCTGAAAGGGTTTGACCCCTTCGGCCAGCTGGAAGGGGTGACAAAAGACCAGACGCGGGCGCGGGCGGATCTCGATAGCGTTAACGAGGGACTCCGCAAAACCGAGGAAAACATTAAGCGTGTCAGTGATGCAAAAACACTGGCTCAGCTGGGTTTATCGGGAAAAATAACCTCCCTTACGGACGATCTGAAAGGAGCGTTAAGCACGCCCCCCAAAGAGACCGGAGATGGAAATCCCTGGGGCGGCGATGGCGGTACCGGCACGGGGAAAGGCAGTAAGTCCCAGGTCGACCAGTTCAAAACGCTGCGGCAGCAAATTGAAGAAGCCCATGCATCCAGCCTGGCCAGAATTAACCTGCAGGAAAAGGACAGCAATAGGGAGCTGCAGGAAGCGGCGAAGAAAAATGTCGCCAGTGATGCTGACCTGCAGCGCGTGCTGTTAATGAATGCAGAGAACTACCAGAAACAGCGACTGGATCTGGCCGCGCAGTATTCCCCCGCCCAGGAAACTCTGCGAAAAGAGCAGGAAGCCAGCCGGGACCTGGCTGAGCTTTTCAAAGCCCGCCTTCTTGATGAAAAAGAGTACCAGGCCGCACGAATAACGCTGGCCAGAGATACTGCGAAAGAGCTGCTGCAGGCGCATGCCGATGAAATCGCTGCGCCGGCACTGGATATCGCCGGCGAAGTTGATCCACTGGTCTCGCTGCGCAATCAGCTTGCGCAGCGGCAGGCATTGCTGCAGGCGTACTACCAGGGCAGCGCGATCAGCAAAGAACAGTACGAAATGCTGATGCAGAAGGCGACGAAAGAATCCGCCGATGCGCAGTATCAGACGTCACTGGAGTTATACCGATCACAGGGAGAATTCCAGAGCCTGGCCGTCGGGTTATTTGAAACGGCCCATGAGCGCTCGGGCAACTTCCTGACGAGCATGCTGACGCGGACGAGAAGCTTTAAGGAGAACATGGTTGACCTGTTTTCCTCGCTCACGCAGTCGATCATAAAAAACCTCGTTGATATGGCCGCTCAGGCGCTGGTCACCAGTTCCGTCATGCAAACCATTATGGGCGTGGTGGGCGTCGGGACCAGCGTTGTCACGGGCGCTGCGGGCGCAGGCTCGGGGACGGCGATCCAGAATGCCGCCAGTAACTTCCAGTTCAACGCCAAAGGCGGCGTTTACGACTCGCCGTCGCTGAGCGCATACAGCAACCAGGTCTACGACTCTCCGCAGTTCTTCGCTTTCGCAAAAGGGGCCGGCGTATTTGGCGAGGCCGGGCCGGAGGCCATCATGCCGCTGACGCGTGCCGGCGATGGTTCGCTGGGTGTACGCGCTGTCGGTGGTGGTCAGAACGCCGGCGCGTCGGAAGGGCCAAAAGTCTATATCACGATTGAAGGCGGAAACACCTCAACGCAGGCGCCGTCTGGTTTTGAGCAGTTTGGCCAGCAGATCGGCTCGTTTGTGGAGAAAAAATACAGGGAGCTGATGGCGCAGGATATGCGCCCTGGCGGGATGGTCTGGAATGCAGTTAAAGGGCAACGCTAATGGCTATTGAGATATTCACCTGGAGTCCGCGGGTTAATCCCCAGCAGACCGTTAACTTTCGTGTCCGGAAGGCGCAGTTCGGTGACGGGTATGCGCAGGTATCCGGCGATGGTATTAACACCCGATCACAGGATTGGGAGCTGAGTTTTGTCGGTACGGAGGACTATATCCGTCCGATTAAGCAGTTCCTCGACCGTCATGCCGGCACCCGCGCGTTTCAGTGGACCCCGCCTCTGGAAGAGGTGGGGCTTTACCGCTGCGAACAATATAAACCGGTGCCGCTGGGCGGCGGAAATTACTCACTTTCAGCCACTTTTATTCAGGCATTTAAACCATGAGCCTTAACGCGAATTATCAGAAGTTAGAGCCAGGCGATGAGGTTCGTCTCCTGGAGATCGATGGCCAGGCGTTTGGCCTGGATGAGGTTTTGTATTTCCACGGCTATAACGTTCCCCATACTGCAGCCGAAATCCTCGCCGCTGGCGGCGACCTGGATAAGCTGCCGGCGAAAAGCATCTGGTGGCAGGGGCGGGAGTATAAAGCCTGGCCATGTGAAATCGAAGGGATCGAGTCCTCCACCACGGGCAGTGACGCGCAGCCAACGCTGCGGGTAGGGAACATCGACGGGAAGATATCCGCGCTCTGTCTTCATTACGACGATCTGGCTCTGGCGCGGGTTGTCATCCACGACACGCAAAAACAGTATCTCGATGCGAAGAACTTTCCGGACGGGAATGCCTCAGCTGATCCGACGCAGGAGAAACGGCGCCTTTTCTTCATTGACGTAAAGCATTATGAAGACGATGAGAAGGTGGAATTTACTCTCTCCAGCCCGTTTGCCCTGCAGGGGATGATGATCCCGACTCGCCAGCTGCATGCGATTTGCACCTGGTGTATCCGCAATCAGTACCGCAGCGGTAACGGGTGCGACTATGCCGGCACCCGGTATTTTGACAGGAACAATCAGCCAGTTGATGACCCGTCGCAGGATGTCTGCAACGGAACGCTCACGGCCTGCAAATTACGTCATGGTGAGAATAGTGAACTGCCGTTTGGCGGGTTCCCCGGCACCTCATTAATCAGGAGCTGATATGCGTCAGAAAACGATTAAGGCCATCCAGGAACATGCGGCCGCAGAATATCCGCGCGAGGCCTGCGGCCTCGTCGCCCAGAGGGGCCGAGCGGAGCGTTATTTCCCCTGCCGGAACCTGGCCACAGAGTCGAAAGATAATTTTGTGCTGGCGCCGGAGGATTATGCGGAGGTTGAGGAATGGGGAACGATCACCGGTATTGTTCACAGCCATCCTGATGCCACCACCCAGCCGAGCGAACTGGATAAAGCGCAATGCGACGCGACCCTTCTCCCCTGGCATATTATCAGCTGGCCAGAAGGCGATCTCCGTACCATCCACCCGCGCGGTGAGTTGCCGCTCCTCGAGCGGCCCTTCGTGCTGGGCCACTACGATTGCTGGGGCCTGGTGATGAGCTATTTTCGGCAAACCCACGGCATCGAGCTGCACGATTACCGCGTCGATTATCCGTGGTGGGAAAAGGAGTATCCGGACAATTTTTATCAGGACTGCTGGTATGAATGCGGGTTCCGTGAGTTTGATGGCCCACCACAACCGGGTGATATGGTGATCATGCAGGTGCAGGCGGATAAGTGGAACCACGCCGGGATTCTGCTGGAAGGGAACCTGCTGCTGCATCACCTCTATGGCCATCTCAGCAAGCGCGTGCCGTATGGTGGGTACTGGATGGAAAGGACAATGAAGGTCGTTCGGTATAAGTCTCTATGTTAACCTTTAAGGAAATGGCATCTAAAAAGGATATGGAGATGAAAAAAACAGCCCTGCTATTTTCAATGTTTATGCTTAGTGGTTGTATGGCAAGTTCTTTGGAATCGCAAGAGCCAATATATTCCGGAAATTCACAAAAAAGCATAGATAAAATAAGTAAGTGCCTTGCTCCTAAATGGGTTGAATTAAGGCCATCAAGCTCAGTTATCCCTACTGAGACAGGGTATAAAATTGTCGCGTCGGATGATTTATTAGGAACTGTATCCATAGCAAAAATAGAACCTTCCAAAGAAGGTGGAAGCAACGTTCATGTTTATGCTATATCTAAAGGTTGGAATGACCCTTGGGGAAAAGCTGCGAAAAGTTGCATGTGAATTTAAATAACGAAACAAACCCACCTCGGTGGGTTTTTTATTGGGGTGAGCATGAAAGAGGTAATGACAAAAATAGAATTAGGCGGAATTTTGGGTAAAACTTTTGGGAAGTATCATCAAAGACTTGTTTCAAACTCATCTGAAGCTGTTAGAGCCTTATGTTGTACCTTAGAGGGTTTTGAAAAATTTCTTAATAAAAGCAAGGAAAAAGGGATAACGTTTGCAGTATTTAAGGGCAAAAAAAATATTGGTGAACGTGATTTATCATTTCCTCTTACAGGAGAGGTTTTACGCATAATTCCGGTTGTCATTGGTAGTAAAAAAGCAGGTGTTTTACAAACAATTATGGGCGCGGCGTTGGTTGCAGTTGGGGTTATCGTTGGATATGTTTCTGGGTGGACCGGTGTAGGTTGGGCTGTTGGTTCTAAGATGGCAATGATGGGCGGTGCTATGATGCTCGGTGGCGTCGTTCAGATGCTTTCCCCACAGCCAGCTGGCCTGGCACGAAAAGAATCCGCTGACAATAAAGCGTCCTACGCCTTTGGGGGAGTGACGAACACTGCCTCTCAGGGATACCCAGTCCCTTTGCTTTATGGCAGACGCCGAATTGGCGGCGCCATTATATCTGCCGGTATTTACGTAGAAGACCAGCAATAAGTTTTATTCAGTAAACCATCCAATTCAGGCCACCTTGCGGTGGCTTTTTTTATGGGCGTAATATGGCAAATAACATAATTAAAGGGCGCAAGGGTGGCGGCTCAAAGCAGCGTACACCGACGGAACAGCCGGATGATTTACAGTCCGTTGCAAAAGCCAAAATTCTGCTCGCATTAGGTGAGGGTGAATTTGCAGGTGGTTTAACCGGGAAAGATATTTATCTTGATGGCACCCCGCTTGAAAATGCTGATGGTTCGCAAAACTTCAGTGGCGTGTCCTGGGAATTTCGCCCCGGCACGCAGGCTCAGACTTATATTCAGGGTATTCCCGGTACTGAAAATGAAATCAGTGTAGGAACGGAAGTTTCCAGCAAGACAGCCTGGACCCATACCTTTACTAATACCCAGCTTTCTGCCGTTCGTGTCCGCCTGAAATGGCCGTCCCTGATGAAACAGGAAGATGACGGCGACGTGGTGGGCAATACCGTCAAGTATGCGATTGACCTGCAGACCGACGGCGGCGCCTGGCAGACGGTGCTGGAAACCGCTGTCACGGGTAAAACCACCTCCGGTTATGAGCGGAGCCATCGTATTGATCTGCCCCATGCCGGCAGTACCTGGACGCTACGCCTGCGTAAAATCTCTCCGGATGCAAACAGTGTCAAAGTTGGCGACGTGATGACGCTGCAGAGCTATACCGAAGTGATCGACGCGAAGCTGCGTTATCCCAACACCGCGCTGCTTTATATCGAGTTCGACTCCAGCCAGTTTAATGGCTCCATTCCGCAAATTTCCTGTGAGCCGCGTGGGCGCGTGATTCGTGTGCCGGATAACTACAATCCGGAAACCCGCGAATATACCGGCGTCTGGACCGGCGGGTTTAAATGGGCCTGGACGGATAACCCGGCCTGGATCTATTACGACATTGTTATAGCTGACCGTTTTGGTCTCGGTAATCGTCTGAGCAGCGCCAATATTTCGAAATGGACGCTGTACCAGATTGCACAATACTGCGATCAGCTGGTTCCTGACGGGCGCGGTGGTGACGGCATGGAGCCGCGCTATACCTGTAACGTCTACGTCCAGGAACGCAACGATGCTTACACCGTGCTGCGAGACTTTGCCGCCATTTTCCGGGGCATGACCTGCTGGAACGGTGAGCAGATTGTTGTGCAGGCTGATATGCCGCGTGATGTCGATTTTACCTATACGCACGCCAATATTGTCGGCAAACCCCGTTATTCGAGCAGCAGCAGCCAGGTTCGGTACACCAACGCCCTGGTTTCCTGGTCTGATCCGGATAATGCTTATGCTGATGCAATGGAGCCGGCGTTTATCCCGGAACTGGTTTCCCGCTACAGTTTTAACCAGCTCGAAATGACCGCGATTGGCTGTACGCGCCAGAGCGAAGCCCACCGTAAGGGGCTGTGGGGCATACTGACCAACAATAAGGACCGCATGGTCGAAATTGATGTGGGGCTGGACGGTCGCATTCCTCAACCCGGTTATATCATTGCCCTGGCGGATGAGTTGCTGGCCGGACGGGTCAACGGCGGGCGAATCAGCGCGGTGAATGGCCGGGTGATTACGCTGGATCGTGATGTGGATGCCAAACCTGGCGACCGCCTCCAGCTAAACCTGCCATCCGGGATCTCACAGAGCCGGACTATTCAGGCTGTTAACGGACGCCGGCAGATTACGGTCACAACGGCGTACAGTGAGACACCAGAACGGGAATGCGTCTGGGCCATTGAATCCGATGACCTCTTCCTGCAGCAGTACCGGGTTACAGGGGTAAAAGAGAACAGCGATGCCACCCTCACGATCACCGGCGTGGCACATGACCCGGATAAATTCCCCCGCATCGATACCGGCGCTATTATCGACCAGCGCCCGGTTAGCGTATTGCCGGCGGGCAACCAGTCACCTCCTGACGATATTGTCATCACATCCCGCTCGGTCGTGAATCAGGGGATCAGCGTCGAAACGATGCAGGTTAACTGGTCAGCAGTCAGCGGTGCAATTGCCTACGAGGCGCAGTGGCGCCGTAACGACGGGAACTGGATTAATGTGCCGCGCAGCTCGACCACCTCGTTTGAGGTCAGCGGCATCTATGCCGGTCGTTACCTGGTTCGCGTCCGCGCGATCAATGCGGCGGAGATTTCGAGCGGGTGGGCGTATTCCGAAGAGAAAACCCTGACCGGCAAGGTCGGCGAGCCGCTGGCACCGCTGGCGCTGGCAACCCGTTCGCTGGTTCATGGGGTCCAGGTTAGCTGGGAGTTCCCGACCGGCTCCGGGGATACGCTGCGCACGGAACTGCAGTACAGCAAAAATCAGGACGGCAGTGCGCCGATGCCGTTATCAGACGTGGCCTATCCGGGGAAAAGCTATCAGCAGATGGGCCTCAGTATGGGCGCAGAATTCTGGTATCGGGCGCGCCTTGTGGATCGTCTTGGCAATGAAAGCCCGTGGACCGGCTGGGTCCAGGGGATGGCCAGCGATAACTTTGATGACTATTACGAAAACCTGACCGACGCGATCAAGGATACGGCTGCCTGGGAGGAAACGCAGCGCACCATTAGCGAAACGCAGGAAGGTATCCGCAATACGCAGCAGGAACTGGAGCAGACCGCTGAAGCTCTGCGTAAGGAAGCTGAAGACCAGGCGAAGCAGGTCAGCCAGGATATTGATGCATCGGCGAAAAACATCACTGCTGATGTTGACGGGAAGATCTCCGCCGTGAATAAAACCATCACGGATGAGATCACCTCGGTCAATGAGGCTCTCGATTCTGGTCTGGCTCAGGCAAACAAAGGTGTTCAGGAGGCAAAATCCGCCGTCGCAGATGCGAACAAGCAGATCGCAACTGTGAACAAGTCGTTGACCGACAGCATCACCCAGGTCAGACAGTCAGTCACTGATACGGCTGCGGAAATCAACGCCACCATCGACCTGGAGATTGCCAGAGTCAACAAAACGCTGGCCGACGGCGATGCCGCATTGAATGCGCAGATAAAGACTGCCGAAAATGGCCTGAAGCAGTCGCTGTCTCAGGTCAACACCACGCTGACCAATGCGGTGAAGCAGGAGACCGCGGATCGTATTGCCGATGTTAACGCGAAGGCGTCACAGGCCGCTGATGAACTGCTGGCGGCAACGCAGGGGATTGAGGCGAGTATCGAGAGCCTGACTCAGGTGATGAAGACCGCCGATGAAAATCTGGCGCGGGAAATGTCCAGCCTCGCTGCCGGCGCTAATATCCAGTTCGATTCGCAGGTTATCTGGCATTTCAACAATCAGACGACCGAGGGCTGGACCGGCAGCGCCGGCGTACCGGGTGTGTCACAGGATGGCTGGTTACGCCCGGCGGACAGCGCCACCGATCCGTACATTACCTCTCCTGGCGGGCTGGCTGTCGATGGTGCGGCGTACCGTTTCATCATGCTGCGCTTTCGTAAAACCGGCAAACCAGTTTGGGCGGGTGAGATCCGCTGGGTGTCTGCCGGCGAAAACTTCAATAACACGAAGCGATACATTGTTGCTGAGCCGGAGTATGCCGATGGGGTGGCAACCCTGACGGTGCGTGATATTCCGTGGACAGGGAACATTGATCGTATTCGCCTGGACCTGACGAACCAGCAGGATGCCAGCAACTTTATCGAATTCGACTGGATCGCCGTTGGCCGGCCAGCACCCGGCGCCAGTACGGCGGCTTTGCAGGATGTGCGCAGTACGCTGAGTAACGCGCTGACCGCCGAAGCGCAGGCACGCAGCACGCTGGCGGCGCAGATGCGTGGCTCCTATGATGGGAGTGATCTGGAGAAAGTCACCTCCGGGCTGCTGTACCAGGAAAAAACCGCGCGCGTTACCGCCATCTCGGCGGAAGTTAAGGCCAGAGAGTCCCTGCAGACGCAGTTTAACGACAACAAAGCTGCTGTTTCTGGTGAACTGAGTTCTCTGACGACAGAGCAGAGCGCGCAGGCGAGCCGTATCGGTGGCCTGGAAACCAGCCTCGGGAAAAAAGCCGATGCGGCCGCGCTGACGTCCCTGACGCAGAAAGTTGAGCAACAGGGCACCACGCTGACATCGCAGGGAGCCGCGTTAACATCGCTCACTAACCGGGTTGGCCAGACGGAAACGGGCCTGGCTGGTACGAATGAGGCACTGAGCGGGCTGCAGTCTGTTGTTACCCAGCACGGCGACAGGATAACCAGCCAGGGTCAGTCCATCACGAAACTGACGAGCGATTTGGGCACGACAAATGCCGCGCTGGCGAAGAAAGCCGAAGCGGCTGCGGTCACTGCCTTAACGCAGCAGGTAGAGCAAAACGGGCGGGATATTCGCAGCAATACTGACAGCATCACCAGCCTGTCGAATCAACTGGTCAATGGCCAGCCGAATCGCTGGTCCCGTCGGATCTATCCGGTGCAGCTGGCTAACGCCGGGACAGTCCCGTCATTCAGCGATGTTCTCGCTGTGGCACCAACGGTCGTGGATGAGGTGGCCGACGCGGCCAAACTGGACTTTACGTCCGCCGGCAGCTATCTGATCGCGCTGTATTCCTGCCAGGTGAAAGTGGCCGCAGATACCACCATCACGCTGGCGCCCGGCGCCAGGGTTTTTGATGATACCGGCGCCATATTTGTGAACGGGGTTCAGGTCGCCTGGGGTAACGCCAGCTGGAATACCGTCAGTTTTGAACTGAAAGCCGGCTGGAACACCGTTGAATTTCTGGTGAATCAGTGGACCGGCCAGGCGTATATCAACCTGGGCCTGAAGCTGTCAGACAAGGTTGCTGAGATGTACTCCGGTCTCGGGGTTTCCGCGCTGGCAAACGCAGCCGGCGTGCTCAGCTCGAATGTCAGCCAGATTGGCAACGAGGTGGTCAGCAATTCGCAGAGCATCACCCAACTCCGGAATGCGCTGACGCAGACAGACGCGAACGTGGCCAGCAAAGCTGATCAGACGGCGATGAACTCGCTAACCGGACGAGTGGAGAAAACGGAATCCGGGCTAACGGCTGCTAACGCCAACATTACCTCGCTGAAATCCGCTGTACGGGCCGGAAACGCATCAGGCGGAGATTTAATTCCCAACCCGACATTTGACCCGGCTTACGACCAGATGGGGTTTAGCGTCGTATCCACGACGGCTGAGGAGGTCCCTCCTGGCTGCCCGTATGGTTATGCGGCCCGAATTGCCAGCCGGGATCACCATCCTAACTTTGCCGCGTTCCCGGCCACGCTTAACGATGTGATTGAGATCAGCGCACTGGTTGCCTGCGGCGCCGGCACGGCGAATTTTAATCTGTATGTTGGCACCGCCGTTCGGCCAGATACGAGCACCGGTGCGCCACTCATGGCGGGGGGCGGAAAATCACCTTCTGCGACCTGGCAGAGAACCTCCTGGCGCTTCAAGGTCACGCAGGCGATGGTAGACAGGGGTTATATCCGCCCTTTTCTGCAGATCTCGCAGAACAGCCCGTATGGCACCGTATGGTTCGTTACGGACTGGCATATGCGAAATGTTACAGCGGCGCAAAAGGTTCAGGATACTGCGGATGCCACGGCGGCGGCGGTTGACTCCCTGACCACCACCGTGACGCAACAGGGTAATCAGCTGACCTCGACCGGCAACCGGACAACCCAGCTGGAAAACGGGCTGGCAACCACCAATGCTGCAGTGGCCAAAAAGGCTGATGCGACAGCGGTGCAGGATTTGACCAATACCGTCACACAGCTGGGCAATGACCTGACGGCTGCGAACAGCGCCATCACGAAACTGACCGGAAATCTGGCTAATATCGATAAAGCGCTGGCGCAGAAAGCCGACGCGACTGCGCTGGCCACGCTCGACACGAAAGTGACGCAGCAGGGTAAAACGCTGGAGAGCCAGAGTAATTCGCTGACGAATCTGTCGAACAGCCTCTCGCAGGTCACGGCAGATATCGATGCCAGCGGTCAGATACCGGGTAACCTGGTCGTGAATCCCTCGTTTGAACGCGGGCTGGCTGGTTATACCGGGCAATCAAGCGCGACCAGTGTGGTGGAACTTTCCGTTCCTCACAGCGGGACTCGGGCGCTGAAGGTTGATCCGGGCAATGTGACTCCGGGGCAATTAATCCCGTTTGTTCAGGGACGAACCTATGAAATCGGGGTGTGGGTCAAGGAACCCGGAGCGACGACGGATAATGGCGCGGGGAACAACAAGCTGCGGATCGGCAACTCTGCCGGCCAGCCGGTTTTTGAGCGTCCGTACAACAGCGGTACGGTGGGGACAAACTGGACCCTGATTTCCGGTCGCTGGAAAGCGACAGAGACAGGCAGTCTACCAGTAACGCTGAATAACTATCTGAAAAGCGGCAGTCGCTACTTCGATGATTTTTACGTCACTGACGTTACCGACCGGGTGGACATCGATGCCACCGCCGGCGCCGTTACCGGACTGACGAGCCGGGTCAGCACAGCGGAAGGGACCATCACCTCACAAAGCCAGCAGCTGACGAACCTGCAGAACAGCCTGAGCACGACCAACAGCAATGTGTCGAAGAAGGCCGATGCCACGGCACTGACTTCGGTCGATAACCGGGTGACAGAGGCGGAAGGGAAACTGACCACACAGAGCCAGCAGCTGACAAATCTGGCGAATGTGCTGACGGCCACCCGCAACGCCGGCGACAACCTGATCCCGAACTTTGATTTTCTGCAGGGTAGCACTGCCTGGGATATTCAGTATCCAGCCGGTGTGACCTTTGGCGATTTCGGGGACGGGAAATCGGGGGTCCGGCTGAACCGGACGACCACTACCAGCCCAGGCATTTTCTCCAACAACAACAAGCCGGTGCCGCTGAATGGCCAGCGCAAGTATCGGGTGGTGGTGAAGGCCAAAGGTGTTTCCGGCGCGATGAGTCTGCTGATCCGTCGCCAGAACAAAATCGGCCAGACGGACAGTACGTATGAGGATAAAACGGTCACGCTGACCACTGACTGGCAAACCATCACCTGGGAAACCGGATTGACGGCTGCCGGCGCGGACGGGCAGAACTTCAAACTTTATTCTCATCCGACAAACGGTGAAATCTGGCTCGATTCCGTCCGGGTGTTTGATATCACCGATGAAACCAACATCAAGGCGACCAGCGATGCTGTTTCGTCTCTGACCGGGACGGTGACGAACCAGGGGAACACCCTGACATCACAGGGGCAATCCATCACGGCGCTGAATAACGCGCTGGAAGGGGTCAAAGGCGATGTGGCGAAGAAGGCTGATGCGTCGGCGGTCAGTTCACTGACCAACCGGGTTACCCAGACTGAAAAGGATATCCGTAGCCAGGCCGACAGCCTGACCAGCCTGAATACATCGCTGAAGCAGCAGGCGACACGGGGAGCCAACGTACTGCCGGACGGCAGTTTTGAATCCTATGCCGTCGGCGATGTTCTCAGTAATGCCCGCGCCGTTATCACCAGTGAAGCTGCGCACAGCGGGACCAAAAGCCTGCGTGTTACCCGCAGTACGGAGTACAACCCGAACGCGACGGATAATAACGATACCCATATCTTTTCGGGTATGCAGGTTCGCGATAATGCGGTCTATTACGTGGAGGCGTGGGTTAAGTTGCCGGCTGGCTCGACCGCCGATCCGACCGTTTATATGGTGCTGGGATTTTCCTTCCAGGATTCTGCCAATGGCTGGTCGTGGCCTGGCCTGAACGTGAAAGTCTCCGAGTTGTCGGTGGACAACTGGACAAAAGTCAGTGGCTATCTGACCAACAATCGAACCGCGCTGAAACAGGCAATGGTGAGGATCTCCATCCCGAATACACCAAAAGTTCGCCTGGGTGACGCCTTCCTGATTGATGATCTGATCATCACTGACGTGACCGATGCGAAAGCGGCGCTCGATGCCGCCGATGCGAATGCGCAGGCGCTTTCCAGTCTGTCCGCGTCAGTCACGCAGAACGGGCAGAACATTACGTCTCAGGGCAGCGCGATCACGAAACTGCAGTCGGATGTGACGCAACTTGGTAAGGATATCAGCGGCAAGGCCGATGCCAGCGCGCTGACGAATCTGGCGACCCGCGTGACGGCTACCGAAGGCAGCCTGAAATCGCAGGGGGACAGCCTGACCAGCCTGAAGAACAGCCTGAACACGACTAACAGCAATGTGGCGAAGAAGGCTGATGCAACGGCGCTGCAGAGCCTGCAGAACACCGTTGAGCAGCAAGGAAAGGACCTGACCGCGCAAAGCAACGCGCTGACGAATCTTCAGAACAGCCTGAGCATCACCAACGGGAATGTGGCTAAGAAAGCCGACAGCGCGGCCGTAAGTATGCTTAGTGACCGTGTCAGCGCTAGTGAAGGAATGCTGACATCACAAGGTAACCTTTTGACCATGCTGAAAGGATCGCTGTCTTCCGGCAGTCTCATCGGCAATGGTGGAATGGAATCAGATTTATCGCTGTGGGTAGATTCGGGGACTGGCTCTGGATTTACGTACAACGATGCTGAAAAAGCTTTGCAAACAACTACAGCCTCCATCCGGACGGCAAACATCACGAAAGTACCCGTAGAGGCAGGGACCGTCTTGACGCTTAGTCTTGAGGTGCGAAGCTCGGTTACGATGACAAACGTATCTACCGATACGGTTGGTGTTATTGCAGATTTGTCGGATCCGGTGAACTGGCTTAGCTCTACCACGAAATGGTTGAGCGGTGTAACCACCGACTGGCAGACCAAAACTTTTACCCTGAACATTCCGGCTACTTTTATCGGTAATTACGTGTATCTGAGACTGGCCGCTGGGACACTGACACCATCAACAGCTCGCTTGTTGATCCGTAACGTAACGCTGTTTTCCTCGAATGGCGTATCACAAAAGGCCAGCGCGCAGTCGGTAAGTGACCTCACCAACCGGGTCACCAGTGCAGAAGGGAAGATCACCTCCCAGGGGCAGGCTATCACGAAGCTGCAGGGCGATTTGAGCAGCACTACCGATAAGGTCAACACCAAAGCGGATCAGACGGCTCTTAACGCGCTGACTGGCCGGGTGGAAAAAACCGAGGCAGGCCTCACGGCAGCCAACAGCAATATAGTCAGCCTGACAGCGGCAGTGACCGCCGGGAAGGCAGCTGGGGATGATTACATTCCGAACCCGTCACTTGATCCAGCCTATGACCGTATGGGGTATGACGTGGTGGAGACCACTGCTGCAGGTGTGCCGGCTGATTGCCCGTTCACGTATGCTATTCGGTTGGCCGGGCGAGACCATGTGCCAAAAATCAACAATATCGCCGTGACACCGGGCGACGTTTTTGAAATGTCTGCTCTGGTAGCGTGTAGTGCCGGCAGCGCCGACTTTAATTTTTATATTGGTCGTGCCACCACCGCCACCGATGGCATCAAGGCGAGAACTTCCGGGGGCAATACTAAGACCACCACTGCGTGGAAGCGTGCCACTTGGCGCTTTACGGTGCCATCCGATACCAGCTTGCTGCGGCCGTTCCTGCAGGTTAATCAGAGCAGCCCGTTCGGCACCGTCTGGTACGCTGCCGACTGGCATATGCGTAACGTGACGGCGGCGAACAGTGCGCAGAAAACCGCAGATGCGACCGCAAAAGCGGTGGATTCACTGACCACCACGGTTAGCCAGCAGGGCGATACGCTCAGCAGCATCGGCACGCGGACCACCTCGCTGGAGAACAGCCTCCGGTCGACAAACGATACGGTGAGTAAAAAGGCTGACACGACAGCGGTGACGCAGCTGCAGGGCACGGTGACGCAGCAGGGGAATGACATCGCGGCGGCCAACAGCGCGCTGACAAAACTCAGCAGCGATCTGGCCACGACGAATGCGAACGTGAACAAAAAAGCGGACGCAAGCGCGATGAACACCCTGCAGAACCAGGTCACGGAGCAGGGCAAAACACTCAGTGCGCAGGGAGATTCTCTGACGCAACTGAGTAACAGCCTGAGCCAGACGGCAGCGGATATTGACGCCAGCGGGAAAATGCCGGGCAACCTCATTGTCAACGGCAGTTTTGAGCGCGGCGCGGCGGGCTTTACCGGCTGGAGCAGTACCGCGACGGTGGCCGATTTACAGGTTCCGCACTCGGGTAACAAGGCGCTGAAAATGTCCGCCGGCCAGTCGAACCTGGTCGGACAGGAAATCAGTATCACGCAGGGTCGCACCTACCGCATGGGGGTATGGGCGAAGCAGGACCCGGGAACTACGATTAAAGATGCGGGTAACACGAAGTTTCGTGTGGCTGACAGCACTGGCCTGCTGGTCGGCTCAAACTACGGACCGTTTAGTTCTGGCTGGCAACTGGTAACGTTTGACTGGAAAGCCACGAAGACCACGACGGCCAGTTTCCAGCTGACGACCTTCCTCAGCGCGGGGGCAATGTATTTCGATGATTTCCATGTCCTCGATGTTACGGATGAAAAGGATATCGCGGCTAATGCCGGGGCCATCTCTCAGATGAATACCCGCGTCACCGCTGCTGAAGGGGCTATCACCACCCAGGCGCAGCAACTGACGAAACTCAGCGGCGATCTGGCCGTCACGAATGCGGCGGTCAGTCAGAAAGCAGAGCAAAGCGCTGTCACCGGGTTGACCACCCGGATGACGTCTGCCGAGGGTAAACTGGATTCGCAGTCGCAGCAGCTCACCAGTCTGCAGAACAGCCTGACCACGATGAATACTGAGCTGGGTAAAAAGGCTGACACGTCCGCGGTGAGTTCACTGACCGGTCGCGTAAGCCAGGTGGAAAACACCATCACCAGCCAGTCGCAGAGCATCACGTCGCTGACCAGCACCATCAATACCATCCGCACTCAGGGAGCTAATCCGTGGGTTGACGGTACGTTTGAAAGCTACAGCGATGGCCAGGTGCTGGGCGGGAACGGCACCGCCGTTGTGGTGGCGTCTCAGAAATTCACCGGCGATAAGAGCCTGAAGTTGAGACGGGATGAGAACAACGGCGGCAACAGCGATAAACAGCTTGGCACCTGGCAGTCAGTCCGTGAGGACGCGAAGTTCCGGTTTGAGTTCTGGGCCATGATGCCGGCGGATCAGGCGCCCTCCTCCGGGTGGACAACGCTGGTCGGTATCCAGTCACAGAATGCTGCCGGGCAAAATGCCTGGCAGGCGGCGGTCACTGTCAGCGAAGCCTCTCTGGGCGCGCGCGATAAGTGGGTGAAATTCACGGGGATCGCCAGTAACAACGGGGCAGGCAGAACACGCGCGGTGGTCTGGATCTCCACCCGTGGCGCCACCGGCAACGGTACCCCTGGCTATTCACTGTATATCGACGATCTGGTCATCACGGATGTTACCGATGCGAAAGCGGCACAGGATGCCTCAGACGCGACGGCGAGTGCCGTGAGCGGCCTGACGGCGCGCGTAACGGATGCCGAAGGGAAAATCACTGCCCAGGCGCAGCAGCAGACAGCACTGGCCTCGAAAGTGGATAACGCCAACTCCCGCGTCGATAACATGGCGAAGACGCTGAGCGACAGCCAGAGCACACAGGCCAGCCTGAATACCTCGCTTCAGTCGCAGATTGACGCGCAGGCGGCCGCCAACATCAAAAACCAGACGACGCTGGACAACACGATTAAATCGGTGGCCAGTATCACCAGTACCCAGCAGACGCATGCAACGGCACTGGAGGCGCTGGCAATGCAGCAGACGACCCTGACATCCAGTGTCGGGGATCTCAGCGCTTCCGTTCAGAACACCGCTAAAACCGTGGCGGATGTGAATGGTACGGTGAGTTCGCTGTGGTCGATGAAGGTTGAGACGGTTAACGGGAAGAATGTTGGCGCGGGGATTACGCTGGGTAGCAATGGTGAAACGAGCGACATGATCCTCTACGCCGACCGGTTCTCGCTGTTTAACCGTAACAATGCGACGGCAGTGCCGGTGATGATTGCCGAGGGCAATGAGCTGTATATCGATACGGCACGTATCAAAAACAGTTCCCTGACCACAGCCAAAATTGCTGATGGTTCCATCACAAACGCGAAGATCGGCAACGAGATCCGCTCGAATGACTTTGTTGACGGGTCACGCGGCTGGCGTATCGCCAAGGATGGCTCTTCGCAGTTCAATAACGTGCTCGTCCGTGGCAGGGTCGAAGCGACTAGCGGCGTGTTCCGTGGCACTGTCCAGGCGGATGCGTTCATCGGTGACATTGCGGTGGCCAAAAGTTACGACAGCCTGACCTTCCGCCGCAACCAGACGGTACAGCGGAACGGTGCGTATCAGAACAGGGGGTATAGCATGACAGTGGTTCTGGCCTGCACCCTTGTGTGCCAGACCTATGGGACGGGCAGTGGCCTGGGGTATACCTCTGATATTACGTTCAACATTGGTGGGCAGGAGGTAACCCGCCGTATCTTCGTCGATGCCGGTAATATCACAGCCGGCACCACGGCCTTTGAATTGCGGTTTGCCGCGCGCCTGGATGCTGACTACAACAATGTCGGCTTCTTTATCAAAGCGACAGGTCGTACTGCCGCGATTGATTACACCTGCACAGTCGAGAACATCACCGCAACCGCATTTCGGACGGACAGCAGTTCATTTAGCTAACAGAGGCCCCGTAAGGGGCCTTTTCTTTTCCAGGGATAATCATCCAGGAGGAACTTTATTATGGCGATGTATGAAGTCGGCACCGTCACGGGCGCAGCATCTCAGGCGCGAGTGACAGGAGCGACAACAAAGTGGTCACAGGTGGCGCTGGGGATACAGCCGGGGTCGATTCTGGTGGTCTACCGCAGCGGTAGTGCTGACCTGTATGCGATCAAATCCGTGGACAGTGACACGCAGCTGACGCTGACCCGGAATATCACCACCGCATTTTCCGGTGCCAGTTACGGCATTATTACCGCTGAAACCGCCAGCACCTCGTCGTTTGCTAACCAGCTGGCCAGCGCATTTGCATTCTGGCGTAGTGTGGTGGAGGGCTGGTCGATGGCCCTGACCGGCAGCGGCAATATCACCCTGACTGACCCGATCACCGGAAAGCAGGTGACCGTACCAGCGATAGCCGGGATGGCGAAGGCATCGGATCTTAACGCGCTGGCAAAACTCACCGGAGGAAACAAACTCGACGGCTCGCAGGTTATAACCAGCGATAATGCCGGTTTTATTCTCGGTAAGAACTCAGATCTGGCTCTGCTCAAAAAACAGGGGCAAGGCGGGACAATTGCCGTTGGCTCGGGAACACCGTTCAGGGTTCAGCGTTCAAGAGCGAACACTGTGTCACCGTCAGATACCTTTGATGACATCCTCGTTATTGGGACCGATAACCAGACGACGCTGCCTGGAGATTTGGCTGTTGGTGGTAGTTTCGATAACACGGCAAAGGGCAAGCTGTATTCTCAGGCGTTAGAGCTGTCAATGGGCACGCCTTACATTGACTTTCACTACAACAGCAGCAGCGCCGACTTTACCGCCCGTATCATTCAGGACAGGGCGAACCGTATTAATTGTCAGGTGGCAAGTTTTTGGGTCACTGACGGGCGTATCACGGCATCATCCACCATGCCAGCCAATCCATCTATTGGAACGCAGCTGACCTCCAACCCTGTCAGATCCATGATGCAGGGGCGCGGGGCTTACGGCGATGTGGACGGCGCTTACGTGCAGATGTACATGGAGGAGCTGGTAGGCACTGAGCACAGGTTGGTGCTCTACGCGGATGGCTTCGGGCGTACGGACGCATGGATATTTCGCGCTGGCGGCACAATCTCCACCGGAAAAGGTGACGTAATGACCACCGGATCAGACGTGCGTCTGAAAGAGGGATTCACGGAAGCGCCTCGGAATGCACTGCAGCGTGTTGAGAGGTTAGGGGTATGTGAGTATCAGATGAAAGGAGAAGACCGCCGACGTCGTGGATTTATCGCGCAGCAGGCTGATACTGTGGACACTACTTACACCTTCATGGGATGCGAGCAGGAGATCGATGGGGAAAAGTTCCAGGTGATGAACGTAGACTATGTAGCCATCATTGCTGATCTTGTGTCGTCAGTCCAGGAGCTTAGAAAGCAACTTTCTGATTTAGTTGAAATAAATAAGCAAAATTAG